CTGCGTGAACACGATGGAACCTCCGGTAGCAAGGAATCGAGCCGACTCGAAATCCTGACCGCCGATCATCACCGTGGTTGCCGTCCCGACCGTGATCGTCTCAGCACCTTGCCCGTATGACGAATACTCGGTACTCGCCGCGAGCGAAAGCGAAACGCTGGCAGTCGTGCTGACGTTCTCCACACGAATGTGAAGCGACTTGAAGTCCAGCGAAGATTGCGCCGTGGTCGCAGAAACAGTAAGTGTCTCCGAAGACGCTACAGACGTTTTCGCCGTTATCGTTGCACCAGCAAGAGTGGCAGACAATACAGAAAGAGTTGTTGAAGCCATGGTTTACCCCCTTAACCCTTCGTCGCCGCGCAGGTGACCATCGCGTTCGGTCGAACGACCTTGGCTCCGTACAGATACAGACCCTTGATACCATCGCCGAAGCGATCCTGAATGCGCGTTGCTTCGATCTTTGCGATCTGACCAGCGAACGTGATAGCCGAACGATGCAGTGCCATCATCTGCCACACTGTTCCGTTGTTGCTGACGTTGTTCGACATCAAAATATTGAAGCCGTACAACTCGCCAACGTAGCCGTTGACCAGTACGCCGTTGTCCATCAGTTTCGGGACGCCGGTGGAGTTGATACCCTGCGACACGCTGTTCACGATGTGCTGGTGATACCAAGGCGGCACGAAAAGGTAACGATCCTGCTGTGGAACGTTCGCCTCATTCAGCTTGAGCTGAAGATTTGAGATGTTCTGAATGACCGCTCCCGCAGTGACGGTGAGTGCCGATACGGTGTTCCCTGCGTCGGAGTACTTCGCGGCGATGAACTGGTCAACACTGTCTCCGATAGCATAGGCCGCTTCGCTCATGATGCCATCCATGAGTTTCGGTTTGACCTGCGCCTTGTCGATATCGTCCAACTGAACTGCGAACGAGTCCGCTTGGTCGATCAACAGCACCTTCTGGGCGCTGTCCATTTCCTGCCATGAGAGGTCGTCATACTTGGTGTAGTCGGACACGTCCACGGCACCGATTTCATTGATTCGGACGGTATCTCCGAATTGACTGATTTCTCCTTCGTAGTCCCGGTTTACAACCGAGGCATGAACGAGTGCTTTCCTGAGTCGGACAAAGAGTTTTGCCGACCATACTTCAGGAACGAAATTCTCCAAACCCATTTTCTATTCTCCTATTCCCTATGATGTCAAAAGATCATTCAGCTCGCCCTTTTCTTCACGGGCGACCAGTTCCTCGAACGACAGCTTCTTCACGTCAGTAGCCCCGGTCGGTTCGTTTCCGCTTCCGGGCCTGTGCGCCCCTTTGAGACGATCATTGATACCAGCGGAGATCTCTGCTTCCTTCGCTTTCGCAAAGTTGTCGATGCGCTGTTTCGCATAGTCGAGGGTCATGGAAGGGTTCGTAAGATCAACAGCCAAGTCGACCGGAACACCTTTGGACTCTGCGACTGCCCGAATCTCGGAGAGCATCTTTTCTCGTTCAAGAGCCGCGTTGCTTGCCGCAATCTGCGCCTTGAGGTCAGCGATGGCTTGGTCTGTTCTTTCCTGTGCCGTCATTTCGCTTTCCTTTCGCGCCTTGCTTGCCGCTTCCTCAACCAACTTTTGAATGTCAGGTGCCCTCTTTTCATCGTGCGTCTGAATCGCCTTCCCTGCGTACCTGTCAAACAGAGGCTTTGCCGCCCGAAAGCCTTCGTCGGTTTCCAGAAATGAAACGACCGATTCGCCGTCCAGTTCCTTCGTCGGTGCGAACTCCGACAATAAAGCCTTCACGTTCTCGTCTGCCTTGTTTTCGCTCAGATACGCCCTGATTTCTGTAATCGTCATATTCTCTCCTTGCCCGTCCACGCCGGAGCTTGCCGTAAACGCCGCGTCGGAAACCGACCCGTCGCCTTTCGTTAAGGATAGACCTCAAAGATCGTTTTAACAAGAGGTTTGAATTGCTGTTGTGGTACTACCCGAAAGTCGTTCGCCCAGCAGACCACTGTTCATAGGTCTGATACGGAACTACCCCACCATCACGGGTGCGGCGTAGAGCTGGTTGGACATCGTTTACATTCGCTCTGATACGACACCGGCAGTTGATTCTCTCGCCAGCCGACAGACCTTCCCACGCTGGGTATGGAGCACGCTCGCCTCCGGGGCCATTGAACAGACCGTCCTCTTGTCGTTCTTTCCCATCCATTGCCCCGTGGGTATCACGAGTCCGACCGTCGAGTGTTGCATCCCATATCATTGTTAGGTCAACACCCTGCGCCTGTGCGCTGACATAGGCCGCCTCTTGTCCAGCATTGGCCGCTGTCTGGCCTTCTGTTCGGACGATTCTCATTGCACGGAAAAACGTCGTGTCGATTGCCGCTTTGAGATCACGCGCCATTTGTGGGTACGACTGGCCGATGATGAGACCGTTGTTGAGCGCACTGGCTATCCGAGAGCGAGCGTTCGCTGGATAGTCCTTCATGGCTATCTGGTACATTCGATTGTCGAGCGATTCGATTATGGCTCTACGGTTGAGGGCGCCCCATTTCAGCGACACTCCGGTCGTCTGGTCTACTATCCACGCATACCGAAAGAAAGCGTCGCCATACTGGTCTGGCCGCAGTCTGCGGATAGTTCCAAGGTTCTTGCGTGTGGCCGCTGTCACCGTAGCAAGGATGTCTTTCTCCAATCGTGCCAGCCGACCGT